AGCACTCATAGTTGCTGAACTGGTATAAAGAGCCAGCTTAAAAGTGTTTCCTCCTGTTGAGAAATTGTGCTTGGCTTGTAAGAGTTGTCCCTTAAAGCTGGTGCACATCGCTTGTGTTATCGCCATTATAGTCTCCTAATAATATTAGCTAGGTCTTTCTGACCCTGTTTTTCTAATTGATTACAAATCGTACAAATGTGGTTATTCACCGCTTCTTGCATATAGTATGTAATCACCTTTCGACACAACTCCCTAAACACACGAGCCTGTGTTTTTATTGGCTCAGGAGCCGTGTTGCTTACAGAAATCAATTTATCTGTAGCCATTTCAGCCACCTCTTCAAGAGAGTGACCTCTGTAATCTGTTGTTGTTACCTCTAAATTTCCCAGAGATGTTTCAAACTTTTCCGTTTCCATTAGTATTTTGTAGGTTCAACTGGGTCATTCGGATTAGAGACTATTGGTGTATTCTTTCTATCTAACCACACTAAAGGATTGTCATTTCGACCCGATATACCCACTGGAACACTACCGCTATCTATTATCTCAGACCACTTAATTACCCTCATTTCGCCTTTTTCTTGATAACTAACGATAGGATCGGCTAGACGATGGTACCCATATAACTTATCTTTCGCATCCACATTGGCATCTAACAAGTTAGAACGCACGGCAATAGATACTTCCACTTCTCTTTCCATGCACTTAGCACACCAAAATTCACAGCAACCTCTGCCCATTTCAGCAAAATACAAATTAGATTTATAGGTAAAATCCGCTCCAAAAATATTAAGACCACCAACCCTGTTCCAATAAGCAAATGCTATTGCATACGCCACCGTGTTGTTTAAATAGGCACATTGGGCATCTTGTACTATCGATTCCAATGGAAAAAGTTCTGCCGCAGGTACTCTTTTATCCAATTCGCAAGTATAGATAGGACATTTAAGCGTGGGTAACACTTCTCGCATTAACTCGGTCATATCCCCTGCATCTTCCGTATCCAAAAATCTTGTCAATGGATCGAGAATAAAAACCCTGTCTGGGTTAGGAACCACGCCACACATGGCATTAATTACCCACACCTCATCAAATTTCTCACTGTGCGTAATAGCCAAGTGATAATCTAACTGGCTGTTACCCATAGCCACCAATGCTATCTTCTTACCCCTCAGACTGGATATTGGTTTCTTTAACATATCTGCTCCTTATAAAAATTAACTCATTTCAGGCATTCTTAGTTGCCCGCCCCTGTAGGCATCTTTTCTATCTCTTGAATCTCCTAGAACCTTGAGGCGTGCAATCGCTTCCTCATAGCGTGCTCGATACAGTTGCATTAAATCTGGTTCCCCTTTCATATAGGTATATGACTCAACCAGACAGCCGTAAAGTAAAGCCGACTCAGCATTCGTAGATAACCAAGTGGTTCCGCCAGTAGCTCCTGAAGTTATGGAAGCTGGCTTATAAGAATAGTGTATTTCAGCAGCAAAAACTGCCCCTGGTGTGGGAGCCATGATAAAGAAACTATTATTGAAGATGGCATAATACTTGGGTAATGAACCACTACCCGTAGCCGTTGCTGAAGGATAAGTTTCCCTCATCCAGTTCACATCCTTATTCAATAAAAACTGTTGATTGCCACTACCATCCGTTACTGAAAGCGAGTAAGGTGCCAGAAAATCAGTCGGTATGGATAAATATTGATTATCGGCTGAGGTACTACCTGTTTGGTTTTTCCTTTCCACGGGCAACTGTACTGAATTAAATATACGATCCTCCGCCTGTTTAATAATCTGATCCAAGTCATTAACAAAGGTGGTCTCTGTATTCTGTAAATAATCTTTAATTAGTGTTTTTAATTCTGTTAATGTCATGTTGTCGTCACTGTTAATCTTCCTATTTTTCCTTGCATCACCATATTATTCAGGTCACTCGGACCGTAGGTTGAGTTCCAACCACCAATCGGGTCCCAAGCAGACAAACGTCTACTAGCCTGTAAAGAAGGGTCTGGTCTCGGATCACGCACCGCTATCGCATCGGATACATCCATCCTGCCGAGTTGTAACTGCGGCTGATCTTTGTCAAGACATTCGTAACAAACCCGATAACCCGTTCTGTGCTGGTCGTATATCTCCCAGCGTAATTCTTTTAGTTTGAACTCAAAGCCGCATCGGTCACAAATACCGATGGTATATTTAGCTGCGGCGTAATCTGCCATTAGCTATAAGTCTGAGAAGGCACAAAGCGAACTGGGGCTTTAACCCTGTTCTCTTCTGCCGCTAAATTAAACTGTTGTTCGTATTCCTGCTTTAACATAGGCAATAGGTCTGCTGCATCTACAGGAAACTTCATCGCCACATAGTAGGCAAGCCCTGCTGCCAATGCGGGCAGGAATAATTTGGGTACATCCATGTTGTAACTAGCAGGTGAACCGCTATCGTAGATCAGCCTTAAACTGTAATAAATCAGCTTATAGGTCTGGGAATCATCGGGAACGGGGAGTAAATCCACCGTCAGCGATGAGGTGTTACGGTTAATTAAAATCTGTGTGGGCTGTGACTCGGTGAGCTTATTGGGAAAATCAGCATACTCAGGTATAGAAAGACGGCGTAGTGTGTAGTCTGTTTGACTGTCACTATCGCCGTCATTAGTTCTTAAATTGTATTCTATGAGATCAACCGTATTCCCTGAAGAATCAAGGGTATACGATCCCGTGCCCGCAGTTAAAGTCTGCGAGTTCGGTCCAGATACTGTCCATAGATTGAGACCCCGATTCTGCCATTCCAGCATCATCAGGTCCAAACTGCGTCTGGCAGTCTTGTAATGCCACCCAGTACGAGCTTCCATGCCCGCACGGTCAAAGGCTTCATCGACTATTTCACCAATATCCAGATTAAAGGTATTGGTACTACTCGTTGCCATTTATTATTTGTCTATAGATTGATAGGGTTTTTTGCCAGCAGCCTTTTCAGCTCCCTTGCTTTCGTCCCGTCTCGATTTATAGCTCTGGCTTTTGGTACTTTCTTTACCTTCTCTTTCTCCCAGAGACTCATCGAGGCGGGCATCATAGCCCTGCTTCTTTTTATCTCTTGGATCGTAGTCAGTCTGTTTAGCCCAATCAATCCCTTCTCTGATTGCTTTTCTTCTGCTATATAAACCTGGCACTATTTTCTCCTTTTCTTTCTTTTTTTCTTTCTGGATTTCCTCGCCTTACTCAAAGCAATCGCAACGGATTGCTTACGAGGATACCCTTCCTTTCGCAGTCGCCTGATATTTGAGGAAACCGCTTTTTTTGATTTACCTTTCTTTAATGGCACTAACTAGGATTAGTATAACCTTTCGTTGCCCAGACAACGATACTGTAAGTGTCACCACTGGTCTCATCGTTTGTCGTTAACAATAAATCGCCGTTAATACCCGATCCTGCATTATTGGGAATCCCAGGTAGCGTTTGACTGCTATCGGTGAAGTCCCAAGTATCCGTCCAGTCTTTAGGGGCTTGGCAGATAAATACATTGGTAGTTGCATTCCAATACAATGACCAGCCTTGACCCACATTACTGAACCAAATCCTTTGCAAGACAACTCGATTACACGACTGTCCCGTTATAGCACTAGACGTTAGTGCAGAAACATCAATCTTAGCAACTGCACTTTCACCCGTGCCATCACTAATATTGGTAAATTTCATTACTAGGTCTCGCCCACCACTATCCAAAATGGTCTGCGATGTTACTGCATCAGCCATAATTTACCCCTACTTATATATTAAGTTTGATTAGTGAGTAATCAGTAGTTACATCAACCAACATACAGGTACCAACAATGTCTAAGATGTCGCTTGTTGCTGGGGCTACGCCACCTGCAACTGTTGCTGATCTCACTACGTTATGCCCAAGCACTACAGTTCCTACAGTTAATACTGCTGCTGGTCCATAAGTTTGGAACCAACCGTAAGCACTGGCTGCCATGTCAACAACTGGACAACCTATTACAGCACCCGTTTCTGCTGCTGGTGCAACTAGAACAGCAGACCAAGGATCAGTTATTAATGAAACTTTAGATGAAGTTGCTATTGCTGTAGCCAACGCATCGTGACATGTTATTACAACTGAAGGATCATCCGAATGATCGTGTACTGGATTAGACTTAATTTTTAAACATTGTCCTTCACCTGCACCATCATTTACATAAAGATAACCACCTGCATACTGATTTAAAGTAAGGTCAGTTCCTGCTGTTTCCACTGAAATCTCATACTCACCTGCTGCAACTGCTGCTGT